CCATAGCCACTGCCTACACTGGTAACTGTGCCTGTGCCTCCTCCACTATATTGTGGTATATTTAAGGTAGCACCTGTTAAAGTTGCAGCTCCGCTTGTTCCGGTAGTGGTAAGTGTTATGTTATTCTGCTTTGTTGCAAACCTTGTAGTAAGGTTAAGCAAAGTAGTATCTGTCAATTCCATTAATACAGTGAGGTCTGCGGATACTGTGCCTGTGGTAGTAATTGGATTAGGAGATACAACAATGCCAGTGCCACCGGAAATAGATGTAAGGCTGCCCGATCCACTGCCACCACCTCCACCTCCACGAGGCAGAATGACTGTATAATTTTCACCTGCTTTATAAGATGTTGATGCAATTACTACACTTGTTGATGTTGGTACTGTGTATTGATTAGGCAAAAGTATTTGACCATTTCTATAAACTTGTAAAGATGTAGTATCATTTACGACTAAAGTATCGCTTTGTGTCCATGTCAGAGTGCTGGATGATACACTTCTAAATTCTTGCCTTGCATAAAATCTGCCTGTTGTATCTGCGTAGGCTTTTGTTGCGTAGTTAGATAGCATAGAGGCAGTATCACTAACTAATAAAGCTGCCGTTGTATCGCGCCATAATCCTTCACTACTTTTATAATATAAAGATGCCTTGTCAACTGGTGAGGTAATGCTTACATCATGTATTTCTCGTAAATATAAACCACTTGACACCTTTATTGCTATGGTGCCATTATTAGATGATGAATTAACACAAAAACCTATCGGCATATCAATATCTGGCGCAACTGGCTCAACATCTGTCCATACACCTGCCGTAGTTGGCGAAGGATAAAGGATTGTGCCAGCGGCAAAAGTATCAGTATTAACTTGCCTTATTTTACCGTATGATATTACATATCCATCTTCGCCATTAGTCAAATTATGTGCTGTGACTCCTAATAGATATTTTGGATCTATTGAGCCATTAGCAATAAACTTTGCCACAGTTATCCTTCCACTTGCACCTACTGTGCCATTGGCATACACTATACTACCTTTTGTAATGGTTGAGCCAGTTTGATTTTTTACCAACCAAAAGTTTTTAAAGCCAAGTTCATTAGGCACCTGGTCGTACATTCCTAAAACAACCGTTCCTAATTCACTATCCCACCGCATTTTAGCAGTATCAACATTATTACTTGGTACACTTGTATCAAAGAATAATGAATCAATAGGCTGTGTAAATCCTCCTGCACCACTTATAGCTGCCCAGGCACCTTGCTTAAATACATATAATGAGCCGCTGACAGAATCAAGTATAAGATAAGCCTTTACGTTTTTATCGGCATAGCTTGTTGGCTTTGTCACAGTGTCTGCGGCAGTACCTCTCCAGACCAAACCGTTGCCACTGGTTTGCCAGCCTAATCTTTGCTTATTACCGGTAATTGGATAGGGAATAGAATCAATGGAGGCATAAGATATTCCTGCTACTAATGCAAAAGCAATGACAAGGCCTTGCCGTTTGTTGCCTACTTTGTTAATAGCTTTTCCTATAAACTTCCTGCCTATTCCCATGACTAATTCATTGGCTAAAACTTTGGCAATATTTCCAACGGCTTTTAAAAACTTTCTTTCTTTCTTCGGTGCTTTTATTTCTTCCATTATATTATGTTTATTGCAAAGACAATATAATTACTGCCATCGTAATGTGTGTTAGCATCTATTGTAATAGTAGCAGGTGCCGTGATACTATATTGACTGTCTATTAATTTCTGCCCATTCTGGTACACATGAACAGAGGCAGTTAGGTTAGTAACTGGTAATGTACCATTGTTTTGTGTCCATGTCAATACATTAGATGAAGTAGCAAGAAATTCTTGATTAAAAATAGAAACAGCAGAGCCATTAACTGTCACATTGTTTATCGTTTCGGTGACATTATTATTTACCACTCCACCACTTCCGGCATTGTTTGCCACCTGGTCAAAGTCACGAGGTTTAGATAAAACTGTTCTTTCTGTATAGTTAGGCATCTAATTCTATTTTAAAGTAATCACCTTGCCAAATCTCTGTTTTTAAATCCAGGCTACCTCTTTCAAAAACGTAATATCCAGATGAATATTCTATGACCTTGTGAGGGAGGTAAGGATTGTCAACTGATAGATTTTGGAATGGCATATCTACCATGCGGAGCTTTGGAGTGAGTTGTCCTCGGATGATCTCGTTTACTAATAATTGACTAATATTTTTAGCCGTGCCAGTGTTACCTATTTTCCATGCGTCTGATGGTTCATAAACACTTGACGCATTTAATATTCTAAGTCCTCCCGTAGTAGTGGCAGAAGGCCCATCGCCAAGGTATGTGTCAAGGTTGCATACAACAGATGATTTATCATCGTTATCGCTTGCAAATTCTTTTAAATCTGATTGACCTTGTATAGTGCCATCTGGCAGAAATTCTAAATAATTATTAGTTAAATAATATTCAATAGCATAATCAGCTTTTATATCTGTGCCGCTTTCATCTCTCACCTCTTTTAGACGCATCTCCCAGACATATTCTCCTGTTTCCGAAATAGCTAAAGTGTCAAATGAAATAGTTTTATTATTTATTTCAGTGCCATCTAAATTTATAATGTCTGTAACAAATTCCCATTCGTAAAAGCTACTCTCCCAACTGGCAGCACCTAACTGATAATTAAAACCATTAGTAAAAGTAACTGGTCTTTTTAAATATTTATTTTCTTGCTTAACTTGAAGATTATCTATAACTCCAGTAAATTTTAAAGCTGATATAGAATCTAATTTAAAAGCATCTGTATTTGTTGTATAAATTTTATACTCATAATCACCTTCGCTTGTTATTGTTTTAGTTACTCCTCCAATGCGCAACCTTAATTCACCTTGCTGCAAAGAGCCTACTTTTATTGTAACATAATAATATCTATTAGATACAACCGCACTGCCTGTCCATTCAACTACTCCTGTGACTGTGGTAGCAAATAAACTACCATTTAATATACTCCATCCACTTCCAAGTGTCCATGTTTGTAAAATGTTAAATCCCATTAATGGAATGTAATCTATGATAGATGCAACCTTTACGGCATATACAAAGATGTGAGGAACAAAACCGCCACCAGTTGACCAAATAGACCTTTGGTATAACATTCCTGTATAGCTTAATTTAGCCTCATTGTTTGTACTATCTAATGTATCTGTTCTAACTATAACAGGATCTGTATTTGTAATGTAGTTATAAACTACACCAGGCATTAAATTCTTTTTAGCATTGTGATTATACCTTACTAAAGCATTTTTTAAAGCAGAGTAATAAGTCCATTTACCTCCGCTTAATCTCATTAAATCACTACTTCCTAAATTGCTTTGTACATTAGACAAAGTAAAGTCATCGGTAAATGTGCCAGATGTTTGTACACCTAAAGCACTGTATTTAAAATATCTTAATGATGCAGGATTGTTGGCATATTGATTAATTTGTATAAACCAATATTGACTACCACTAAACAATATTCTTGCTCCAAGTGCTTGACATATCTTTTTAATTACATCATAGCAACTTTGGTAAGTATAATTTTTCTTTGTGTCAATGTGGTAAAATGCTCTATGTTGTATTGCAGTTTTTAAGGCAAAATCATTATTAGCACTATATGTTAATGTACTTTCATGCCAGTTAAAAATAGTATGTAACACTGGCAAACTATTTGCCACTAAGTTCTCTTGAACAAAATCCAACTGATTAAGGCAGTTTAAAATATGCTGCACAACTGTGTCCTGACCATTGTAAGGCCCTACCGCACTCTTGTAATCCAATGTCTTTAGCCATCCTAATCCATCTATTGCAGATATCTGTGCCTGGTAACCTATGGACAATGGTACATCTTCAAACTCTACCAAATCTGTGACTATATAGCCATACCATTTGTATGATACTGTTGTATTATCATCCTCGTAGGCTGTAAGTTCCATTGTAAACCTTCCCTCCACTGCCAAGCCAATGTCAAGGAGCAAGGTCTGTAAATCATCGTTATTTATTAATAAAGATAGTGAACAACGTGAGCCAATAATAGGTGTAAACCTTTCCTGTCCTTGCTCACTTTCACTGTCATATTGCAGTTGCAAACCAACGGTATCAAAATCGTATGTCATACCGGAAAAGACATTGTCTTTAATAGCAACTACTATCTTTCTGCCTTTCTCGTTATAAACTGTCGTTTGAAACCTTGCTGCCATTATTGTACTCTACTTAGTCCCTTTTGAGATCTGTTTAACAATATAATCAAATCATTACCACTTATCCTTGTCTCCAGGCTGCCACCTATTCCCATGTCTCCCATCATTGATTTTAGCTTTGAAAGAGGTGCTATTACTTCTGGATCAACACGAGCACCACGGTTATCTCCGACAGTTGCTAAAGTAGGACCGAATGCCAAACCTCCTTCGGCTAATTTTGGAGTAGCTATACCATTTTTAATTGCAGTACCAATAGCTACCAACGCAATACCGGCAGCAATGGCAAGAGGTGCCTGTGCTAAAGTAAGAGCCTTTTTTATTGCTAATGCAGTTATACCTGCTTGTATAGCCATTTTACCAAATGATATAATAGCTTCAGCTAAAGGAATAAGTAAATTTTTAACTCCAAAGCCTGCACCAGATAAAGCATTGCCTAATTGCTCACCAAATCCAACTGCTAAATCATTTAAAGCACCATTTAATATAGATGTGAAAGCGTCAGATAAATCTATAATTTTATCTTGCAATTTAGCAGCAGATTCTTCAGCAGCTGTAAATGGTTCTGCAAAAGCAGGAGCATTATTTTTCATAGCAAGTCCAAAAACAGCTACATCAATAGCAGCTTGTTTCATACCTCTTGACGTTGCATCTAATCCTTTATTTGTAAAACCTAATTGCTCTTGTATTTTTGGACCAAGTTCTGTTAAAACTGCTTTATCTAAATCTTGTTTAGCTTTCGCAATTTCATCTAATGTTTTAAAATCGTCAAATTTAAATGAGCTTTTATCTATTGATCCAGGTGGTGCTGGTGGAGGTTTAGTTTTATCTATAATACTTTCTTCAGTAGTACCCGTTTTTGGTTTAGCTAAAAATAAACCTTTTAATTTACCAGATAAACTGTCAACTGTTTCTCCTATACTTTTAAATTCCTTTTGAACAACTTTTTGTTCCGCTGTGTAAGAGGTAAGTCCACTAACATCAAATAATTTTACACCAAATGACTTTTGTAGCTTATCTATGGCCATCATAAAATCAGCTACTCCCTTGTTTGCACTGTTTTTTATGTTTATCCAAATGTTTGTAAACCTACTGGCAAATGCCTCCCAGTTGTCATAGACATACAAAGCAACTGCACCGATTGCAGCAATAGCTAAAGTAATGCCAAGTATAGCAGGATTAGCAAGAATAGTTGTAAATGCTTTAATAACAGCATCCTTAAGTTTCCCAAAATTTTCAATAATCATTTTTGTAGTACCTGCTAATGCACCAAAAGTAGTAATCATTTTACCTACTATAAAAATTGCAGGACCAATAGCTGCTACAATTAAACCAGTATAAACAATAAAGCCTTGTGTCTCTGGATTTAATTTTTTAAAGCCTTGTACTAAATAATTTATTTTATCAGATAATGCTATAAATATTCCTTCTACATTTAAACTTGTATTTATTACTTTACCAAGTTCTGCAAGGGATGCTGTAATATTATCTGTTAAATTATCAAAACTATTACCTAAACCTCCCTGCGCTCTTTCTAAAGTAGCTAATGCCTCAACTGTTTTTTTAGAAAAATCTGTAGCAGATATACCTGTTGCATTTATTCCTTCTGCCGTAGATGCGCCAAATGTTTTTTGTAATAATGTACTAAAACCTGGTAATCTTTCAGCTATTTGATTTATAGATTCTTGTGTTATCTTACCAGTAGATTCTATTTTAGAAAAAGCAAATATTAACTCGTCAAAAACTACTGCTCCTTTACCTGCTCTCGCAGTTGCATTACCAAATTGTGTAATAGTTTCTCGAGCTGCATCTGCACTTAAACCAACTGCTTGTAATGTAGATGATGCTTGAACAACTTGAGGCAATGCAAGACCAGGATTTTCTGCTGTTTTTCTTAATTTTTGTAATTCTAACTCAGCAGCTTTACTACTACCCATTATGGCAGTAAGTCCTAATTCAAGCCTTTCCATGTCGGCAAAGGATTTAAGAGCAGCTCCTCCAAGTCCTATAATAGGTAATGTAAGCGACTGCGTTAATGTAGTACCTACATTTTGCATCTTACCGCCAAACCTTGACATACTACGCTCTACCTTTCCAAGTTCTTTTTCAAGGTTAGATACATCAATGCCAAGTTTTAAATTTAGTTTACCTAATGCCATTATGCTTCATTATCCCATTTGTCAAATATTGACTTGTCGTTATTTGTCAAACTTCTATTAGTTTCTTTCTTAATAGGATTCTCCCATGGGAATTCAATTAAATCTTTTGGCTTTAAACTTTTACCTTTTGCTGTGTGGACATTTAGTAAAAGTGTTGTCTGCCATCTTATTCTTTCCCATTCTGTTTGCTCCTGTTGTTCAAATTGATTGTTATAACCTTGCATAGCTATAACAACCTCTTTAAAACTCATCTCATAGTATTGCGAAGGAGGAAACCTTAAAACTCCGAAACAAAAGCGCTCGATGTACTCAAGGGTAAGTTCTCCTCCTTCGCCACTACGTTTTTTTGGCTTTCATCTTCTGGTGGTGAAATCTCATTTGAAATCATTTCCATGATGCGAGCTATACCTCCCATATCTGTGTCTACCAAGTCGCAGAATGATTGTAAAGTGTAAGGGCATTTATCTCCTTTTGCTTTGTAACCATGCTCAACACCGGTAAAGGCAAGTTCAAGGGCAAGTAATAAATCTTCTCCAAGTAGAGAGAGGTCGCTAAGTTTTAACTTCCTCTCTCTTAAAAATGTACCTAACACGAACATTCCAAATTTAATCGGAATAGTCGTGTTGGCAATTACTATTGTTTTCATGTTAGGTAATTTTTATTAAGCCTTTGTTGTTTTTACAAT